ATGCACAATAATTTCAGTAACGGTAGTATTATCATAAGCTCCGAAATTAGTTTCACCACTTTCAAAATCTAAGTTTTCCTCTGTTGGCATCCTCACATAGAAATTAGGGAAACTTGTCAAAGCTAAATCACGATTAAAGGAGCTATTTCCCCAATCAAAGTTAAAACCACCCACTTGGGTCATTCCCTTAATAGAGGTCTCAATTGCATTTCTTATATCGGTTTTAATTGGCATTTTTAACCCCTATATAACCTAAAAGAAGTCGCTGTTCTGTCGCTTACATCTTCCACACTTGCTGTGATCATCTCATAAGTAAGCATTTCCGCCATCTCTTTAGCTTTGACCTTGTAATCTTCCATTTTCTGCTTGTATTTATCAGACTCAAAGGCTTCAATATTATTCACATAAGAGGCATCTTGGAATAATTCAATATAGAGCTTTGAAAGTCCGTACTCTTTAAGCTCTATCACCATTGGAGTGGATATATTAGCAGAATCTAAAACGCCCTTAGACTGAGCAAGAGACACTATATAGGAATCACCTTTAGCTAAGTAAGTATTTATATCTGTGTTAGTATCTGCTATGAAAGGAATAGCCACCTTGTCCGTAATATCTGCTTGTACTAAAAAAGCCATCTTTAAAAGTCCTTGTTTACTTTGTCAATAGCACTCTGCCACTCTGATTTGAGCTTGTTTACATTTTTCTTAAAAGCTCTATATACCCAACCATCACCCTTTAAATGCTTTGTGCCTTCGTGCTGGTATTTTCCGTATTTCGTACCTAAGCTATGATTCTCATCAAGCAAAGAAAGGGTTAAATCTACCCCTTTGCCCTTACTTGAATTAAAAAAATACTTGATAGACTTAACTAATCTGCCTGTTCTAGTAGTCCATTTAGGGTGGTTCTTTTTAGCTTCCAGTTCCATCTCTGAGCCTACCCTTTTGGTCACTATACTTAACTCCTTGTAAAGCCTTTCAGGGTGCTTTTTAATCGCATCCTCAAAGCCTTTCATATTAAGTTTAAACAAAATAGGCATTTTGTTAGGCTTCTGCTTCTAATTGAGCAAGTTTTGCTCTTAGCTTTTTAAGGCTCAAGCGTCTATCTACATCAATTCCAAAGCGTTCTTTAATCTCTGCCTCAATCAATGCTTTTTCATCAGGCTCTTCGGCTTTAGCTTCAACCTTGTAATCTGCTTTAATCTGACCTTCACCAGCAAAGTGCTTATCATAAAATTCAATAATATATTTGTCATCTGTTTCAAAAACACCATCAATAAAGCGGAATAGGATACACTCTTTTACTGGATCCCAAATCCTTGCGTTTCTGTTGTGTTCTTGTGATTTTAAAATCGCCATAATAATTTCCCTTTTTAAAAAAATGGAGGGCTCTCACCTCCTAAGACTTATGATTCCATATAACCTTTTGCTTCTAGGTCTGCTTTCAATGCTTCAAATTTAGCAGCAAGAGACGCAATAGCATTAGCTGTAGCACCGTCTGAAATAACCGCAATCGTATCTGACGCAGTTCCGCCTGAGTTATCTGTCAATGAAGTAATCGCACCTAAGCGCAGGTTTGGGTCAATAAATTCGTTTGCAATAGCCATATTTTCCTCCAAATAGATAGAGGGGTTTTACCCCCTCACACTAATTAAGCTAGGTTAGTTAGTTTTCCGTGTTTAGATTCTAAACCATAGTCAAGACCAAACTGACCATAGATAGAATACGGATCACTCGCACCAGTTTTAGCTAGTTGCTCAACGATTAGAGCTTGACCACGAACAGGTAAAACTGCTAGTGAGCAAATAGACATATCTGCAACGATAACCTCTGTTTGAGCTACCGCAGGAGCGTAAACCACATTCAAGTTGCCAAAGTCAGTAGCGATAACTTCAACATTTACACCACCTACTGAGTTAGAACGCTCTTGTAGTCCAAAGATAGAAGTTAGCTCTTGTTTCTTTGAAGAGTTCACTAGAACTACACAGTTACCACTCGCTAGGTCTGCTCCATTGTCTACCATTGTTTTAGTCAATGAATTAAATAGAGTTTTAGACAAAGCACCCGCAGAAGCATCAATTGAGTTCGTAGAAATTGCGTTAGTTAATCCACGAGTCTTTGAAGCCACATTTGAAGCAGTTTTCTGAACATAAGCACCATTGATTAGGGTATAGTCTAGGTCTACCGCTAATTGACGCATATTAACAGCCATTTGCTCGGCTCTTTTGTCAGTTACATAGTTAGCACCCGCCCAAGCTGGAACACCCGCAAGAGTTGAATAGTCAGACTCATTAGCGTAAGAGATATCCACTCTGCGTTGAAAGATTTGGATAGCATTTTCTGCTTGAGATCGTGCATAAGTTGAAGTTGTGATACCTGTAACAGAAGCATCTTCTGTGATAGCTGGTTGTGAAGCTGTATCAAGCGCATAGCTTGAGTTTACCGCAAAGTTCCAAGAAGTGACAGGTCTTGCACCATTAAGACCACCCACCATATTTAAGAAAGGTGTTGCGTTTTGCCCTGCTTCAAATACCATTCCGAGGTAATTAGGGTTGTTTTGAGTTGTACCAACTGCTGATGTAGAAGCCATTTTTAGCTCTCCTTTAGTTTAATTATAAACCTTGTTGTTTCATCATTAGAGCCATTGCTTGAGTTGTGTTCCCATTCTTCAAAGCGTGGTTTATGTTTGCCTGGTCGGTATCTTGTGAACTACCACCCTTAAAACCACTACCACCCCTTGAAGGATTGGAGATTAAAAACTTATTTCCCTCAAGGAATCCACTCACTACTTCATTAATAGATTTCTGCTCTCCCCCAACTAAGAAAGCATCCCCATCAAGTCCATCGATTTGTGTTCTCGCTTTTAACACATCTAAAGCAAAAGCCATTCTGTCTGACTCCGTTACACCCTGTGCATTTAGAGTCGCTTTAATTTTATCGTCAATCCGCAAAGATAAAGATTCTTTTTCCGCCATCTCTTTAGCTCTCTGTGTCTCCTGGAGTGATTCTTCAATTGACTTAAGCCTGTGAGATAGCTTCTCAGTTTCACTCATCGCTTCAAATGCTTTCTGTTCTTTTTCTTGTAAAAGAGCTTTCGCTTTATCTGCAATGCTTTCACCTTCTTGAACTCCTACTAACTGACCTAAAGCACTTAAAGTTTCACTCATTTCAGATAGTTTACTATTTAGGCTTGCACTCGCTTCCTTTTCAGCTTTGAGCTTGCCTAATAGTTCGGTGTTCTTGTTCTTTAATCCTTCAACATTATCCCCGCCATTAGCTGGATTTTGTTGTGCTTCTTGTTGTTCACTCATTGAGTGACCTCCTTGAGGGTTTAGTTTACATAATAAATATAACTATTTTTCAAAGATATATAAAAAAAGAAAGCCCCACCTAAAAAGGTAAGGGCAGCCCAATGGGAGCAAGTTAAATATAAATATTAGTTAAAGTATTCGTCTAGTGCTTTGTCTAATTCATCAAGTGAGTAATGGATAGAAGCTAAACCCTCGCCAGTATAATAAACTCTATACATATTGGGAGTTGTTTTCTTTAGTGTAGCAGCTGAGTAAACAGATAGACCACAGACTGAGGTATAATAGCCATTTTCCGCTTTATTTAGTCCGTATTTATCCATAAGGCTTTCAAAGGTGTTAATAGGTTCACTATCTACCCACCCGCCTTTGATAGCTCTGTGTAGGTAATTAAAAGCTTTGTCTAAATCCTTATCAACCGACTCGCCCTCTTTAAGTCCTGCCCTCAGTAGATACTTAAGGGATTGTCCTATATTAAAAACTGATTTAGGGTCTAGTTTACCCGTAAGTCTTTCAATAGTCTCTTCTATTACTTGAATCGGCTCTATTTCTTTGCTTGCATAATGTTTATCGTGCTTCATTTAAAGCCCTTTTTATTTTGTTTACCTTCTTAATATCCTCAATCAATAAGCCCTCTTGTAGCTCTATCTTAACCTCTTTTAATAAAGAAATAATCTCCTTAGACCTGTGAAAAGAACCTAGACAAATCTCATCATTTGGTCTTTGTGATAGGTCTATTTTGTCCTCTTCTAACTGGTCTTGTACTAGGTCAATGAGCCAATCCATTAAAAGCTCTGTGTCTTTTTTTGTCATTCGTAACTCCATTTTAATGTTGTCGCTTTATATAAATTATCAAATAATTTATAAATTTACAACCATTTTTTAAAATAAAGTGAAAATAATTATAAATATTTAGAGGTGATGGCTTCTTTGAACCTTACTTTAGGGTCTTTTACTTGAGAATTGCCCTCAATAGTTCTTATGGCGTTGTTCCAATTTTCGCCTTTTCTGAATTGGTCGCCCCTAGCCTTACTTGTGAGGATTTCGTTCTGCTTTCGCCTTGAAAGTTTGCTTAAATACTCATTGCCACCCTTAGAGTAGTCAAAATCACTTGGATTAATCTCTTCTCTTGGATAGTATTCGGTAAGAAAGCAAATACAATGAGGGTGAGCTGGTAAACTTGGTAATTTGTCTTTAGGGTAAACACCTCGCCCTAGCCCAAAGTCTGCCCCTGCATTTACGTCGCAAATATCTAGTATCTTGTGGGATGCGTCCAGGTTCCATTTGTAGTATTGCAGGTCATCGTCGTTTTGAGTCATAAGGATATAGGCTTCTGTACTCGCCCTAGCTTGTTCTGTTCGTGCAATTCGCCTTGCAATATACTTAGACTTCTTTTTGACTGCTTCCTCTACCGCTTTCTCAAAGGCTTCTAGCTCTTTACCCTTAACACCTCGCATAAACCTTTTATATGCCTTTTTCGTGTCGCTTGTGGTGTAATTCATCTCTGAAAGTGTTTTAATATCATTCTCAAGCCTAGCTAGTTCTTTCTCAAAATCTCTACTAAATCCACTCGTGCGAATCTCTCTCGTCATTTCTCGGACTTGTTTACGCAGAATAGACTCATCTACCTTGCCATTTGTTAAAACTAACCTTTGAAGCTCTTTGAAATTGTCCTCATAATCACGAACCCACTTAAAATTTTCTTTAACGCTTCTTGTGATAAATTGCTTTGTTTTAGTGTTGCCTTTAGCCATTCTTGAATTAAGATTAACGCCATCACCCGCCCAAGGCTCTGTCTTTAGCTTGGTGATTAGCTTCTTTTGATTAACAATAGCTTCAGGGTCTTGCGCTAGTATTTGAATAGTCGCACTTGTAGCAGTTGTAGAGACGATCACACCCTCAATGGCACTTGAAACTTCAAACTTTTCCCAACCTTCATTAACTATTTGGCGAGTTGTTCGCCCTTGTGGGTCTTTTAGTTGTTCTAGTAGCCATTTTGTAAAGGGAGCGACCGCTCTACCATAAGAAATGTCAAAGCCTTTTATGAGCTCTTCTATCTTCTCGTTTATCTGCCTTTGGTTAGCCATTAAAATTGATTCTCAATAGCTTGTTGATTACGAATTGAATCTCTCTCGGTTTCAATCTTCTCTAAGAGTTCTAGCCTCATTTCCTCATCTTCAAAATCAAGTGATTTAGAAGCAAGTTGCTTTTCTAACTCGGTTGCAAAAGTTGTTGAGATACCGCTTGACATTAGCTTTAAGAACATATCGGCTTTTTCGTTTAAAGTAGATACCCCGAAATCATCTGAATAGGTTACACTATACTCATAATCAAAGCCAACAAATAACCCGAATAAACGCATCAATTGCTTTTCTGCTTGTTCTATTTGCCTTTTAAAAGTGCCTAAGAGGTCATTAAGTCGCTCTCTGTCAATCTCCTTGGATTCTGCACTCTGTTGGAATCTTTGAAGGTGACTCACTACGCCCGCTTGATACATCTCATTGATTAAGGAGTGGTATAGCTCTGTCAAGGTCTTAAGCTGTTGTGCGTCAGGTGATATGAACTCAGGACTTCTACTTGAATCACTTGGATAGCCCAAACCTTTAGTAGTGCCATAATCTACACCACTATTAGCAGTCATTGGCATAGTCAAGATTGAGAATGCTTGATTGTCCGATATATCCGTAATAATTGAAGCTAAGTTGTAAATCCTGTGTTGAATCCTTGCGACTGAATATAGAGAGCTTTCAGGGATTACTTCATCGCTTGGTTCTGCTACTAATCTGACAACTGGGATTTCATCAATAACATTTGGGAAAGATTGAATCTTGTTCGCACCGCTTGAGTCATAAACCGCCCACTCGTTGGCATCTACTCCAACTATGATTTTTTCAAATGACCCGCTGCCAATAGGCTCTGACAACAATAAGCTGTTAGGGTTTCCAAATTGGTCAAAGGTTAAGGTGTCTTTTTGCTGCCACCACTTCAAGCTAGTTAGGTTCCCAAAAGAATCCTGCTCATAAGAGTAAACCATATCAGGTGAGATTTCAAACACATAAGGCACACCACTTCTTGAGTTAATCACATCTTCAATTGTTGCGTTTATCTCGGTGTCATTATTCATCACCAAGAAAGATACACCCTTGTTTTTAGTAGTTCCTGCGCCCTGTTCCATAAAACTTTGAAGTGAGTTAGCTTTGCCATCTGCATTGTATAAAAAAACATTATACAGGTCTGTATAGGCTTGTGGAGGGTTCTCAACTATCGTCCTAGTAGCTTCATTCTTGAAAATAGGTTTATGGTGAGCCTGCCAAATAGGTCTATATTGGTTTGAAAAGTACGCTTTAGATTTGCGAATGTTTAAATCATTCTGATCTTCTCGCTTGTGTGGAACCAAATACCATCCATTACGATAGCCACCTGTACCTAGAAGCGAATCCTCTAAAAAGCGATATTTATTTGCTTCTAGGGTGACATTAGTCCAGTCACCATCTCTCCAAGGGTAAATATTATACCTGTCGTTTGTTGTTTCTTCTGCCATCTTATAAAATCCTTATAGCCCTTGTTTATAATAAATTTAAAAAAATCTAGG